ACCCTGACGGTACGAATCAATGGCGGCAGGATTGGTATTGATGACCGTATCGCCAAGATCAACAAAGCCCTAGATGTACTGGCTTAATCAGCAGTTAATTCTTTTAACTCAAACAAACAATCCCGTTCAGGGAATACAGCAATATAAAGCCTAGCAAGGTAAGGCGATACATTGTTGCTGATCTTAAATGGCTTTGGGTTCATTTGGCTTTTGTTTTGAGCCTCAGATATAGCCGATTCATGCCGTAAATAGGCGCATAAATCCCTTGCTGAATGGTGTCTGCGGCCCGATCCCCAAACTCGATTTGCTTCATGGAAAAAGGCCACAATAATGTGCCAGTTTTTAGGCATCCATTCGTCAAATCCAAGCCTATAGCTATCAGGATTACTAGCCACAATGTCAATTAAGCGTTGTTTTTTATCCTCGGCAAGCATATTAATCCAATGCGCCAAAGATAGATAAAAAGACCATTCCGACCAGCAAGCAGCAGTAAATTATGTTGGCAATGCGCTCTCTTTTGGCTTGTTTGCTGTCACCAATAAGCCAGCCCTGAACAGCAAGCATATCCTCATCTTGCTCAACATAGTACGGCTTTTGATAATACTTGCCGATCTGCACTTTGCCTGTGTTGTATGGAGTATTCATGAACGGTCACTTTCTTGATAAGCAGCTTGTACGCTATCGTTGAATTTATCCCAGCCGCCAAAACTGTGAATCATCTCAAATACGCTGGTTTCGGTGTCTGCTATACAAACATCTTCAATATCAACGCCACCGACATGACCTACATCGGGTTCATCTTCATCGGTGTAACCGTAAACATCAAGGTAGGTGTCACCGCAATATAAGGACACTACATAATTTTTTAACTTTGGCATTTCTATTCCTTTTCTATATCACTCCCAATTGGAGTACAACCAGTTTATTAAGTTGTCTTAACAATGTCAATAAATTTATCTAGGTGTTTTCTCTAATATTTGTAAAAAAACAACAGGGCAGTATTTAGCAGTTGATAGCAATAGGGCAGAAAGCCGCAAAATTCCCTAATTACTGCATCCTACTGTGGCGGCTTAACGCCCTAAAAATAGTTGGGGTACTCACATTCCCATATGCGAAGCGTTCTTGCTTTCCCCCGTTCCCGTGAAGGAACTACCATTATATTCCGTTCTTGATTTGGTAAACCCGCAGTAGATGTTGAAAACACTCCCAGCCATTTTGTAGCTTTTGTTCTTCAACTTCTATTAGCTTGACCTGATTGGTCGTACCATTTACAAAAACAATAGCGCACCTTGCTGCTGGAACGCCAAGGCCCTCACGGTAAGCTGCCAATTGCATCTCATGTTCAAAGTACACATCGACCTTATCTAAGTCGGTATCTTTGGTCTTGAAATCAACAATAAAGCCATCGCCCTTACCGTTGACTGGTTTAGCCATTAGATCGCACTTGCCACCAAACCCTAACGGATGCCCAAAAGACTTCTCAGACAGCCACAATTGTTCGCCAAAAGCACTTGCCAAGGCTTTATCAATCCCGTCTAAATACGCTGGTTTCTCAGGCATATAGACTTGATCGAAGTACGATTCAATAATTGCATGGATAGCCGTACCCCGTTCCGCAGCTTCACGGCCCGTAGCTTTGGAATCTTGCATTACACGGGAAAGCCATTCCTGCTCGGGTTCGCCTTCCATACGGGGCAAGGTTAAGGCAGCTAAGAGGACTTGTTGCTGTTTCCATGTATCAAGCCCTGCTTTCGATAACATTCCGTTAATTGTTGTAACACTTGGCAAAAGTCCGAGTTTCCGTGCGTCACGAAGCGTGGTTGCCCGTTCACCAGTTTTGCCGATGGTTGTATAGGCTGGAGTGCCGTCTTTGGTGTACCAATGACCATTTTCTGTCACCTTTTCTTTAACTATCATTTCTTGCCTTCATCATTGCGTCAGCTATTTGATACGCTTGACTGGTTAAATTTTTGTGCCAATCTATGTAATTATCCCAAGCACCTAGCTGATGGTCAGGATCAGAAAACATTCCTTGCATAGCTTTAGCCGCAAAATAATCACGCAAATCCATTCCTCCGCTTGTAATTTCTTCTTTGATAATGCTATTGCCATCTAGCATATGCACCTTAGCTATATGTGGAAATGCTTTCATAATGATCCTTTAGAAGCAGGTAGTGTTGCAATTGCCGTTATAGCAACAAGTTGTACAGGTCATAAAACGACCACCTGAGTTAATGGTATGCGTAGTGCAGTTTGCATATACCAAAGTGGCTACCATTGAAAGCCAAATACCTACAAATAATTTTTTCATTTTATTTACCTTTTAAGTTAGAACGGAATTGCATCGTCAATATCGCTAAAATCTTGTTTTGGCGCAGCAGTTTCACGCTGCTTTTGCCCCCGCCATTCAGACGATTCCGCAATCTTTTCTTTGTAGTACTTAGGCAACGCATCGTATTCATCTTGCCTAAATTCTTGTAGCCAAAACATCTTGGTAGGATTAATGCCTTCAGGTTGTGCGCTACGCAGGGCAGAAGGTACTGGGCTAATGCCGCTAATGTTGGCGTATTTGCCATCTTCCGAGTGCGTAATGTTTACCATGCAGAACTTACCCAGCAAGCCTTTAAGGTCAAAGTTCTTGCGATCTTCCGCAGTCATCTTTTTGCCTGACCATGCTTCTAAGTCTTGACGCAAACGGGCCTGATCCCCAAGGCTAACCGTATAGCGTTTAGATACAATCAATGGCTTGCCGTCATCGGTCTTGAGTGGCTCACCAGCATCGTCATCGCCATGCAATTCCCAAGTAAACACGACCTTGTGCATAATCTTGGTTTCGCCCTTCCATTCCGTAGCTTGATGGCCTAAATCAATAATGGAGTACAGGCGGGCAATGTGGTTGCCAGCAGGGGCGATCTTAAAATCTTTTTGTGTATCGGTAATAATCATTTGTTTGCTCCAAAAGTTGTACCGAAGTCATCGAATACGGCTTTGAGAACTTGGTTTGGTTTGTGTTTTACAGGGAAGCCACAGCAATGGCGTAGTAGGCTTATTTGACGCTCGGTAAGAAATACACCATCTTCCAAGTCTTTAAAGGTTTCATCTAACTCAAATTCGATTTGAACTTGGTCTGCTAACTGCTGGTCATAGTCACTCATTTTTTACTCTTTCTCACCCTACTGGGTAGTTATCACGGCACATACCGTAAATGAATATTAAGCTAACTTAAATCAATAGTCAAGGGTTTATTTGCAAAAGTGTTGTTTATTTGTTAAGATACCTTACATGAACGCAACAGCAATTATCAAATTACTTGGTGGCCCTACCCGTATATCTAAGATGGTAGGGGTATCTGTACCAGCAGTATCTATGTGGCAAAACGGTGAGATACCTATGGATAAGCTGGTGATCTTGGCTGCAACATTAGAAAAAGAATCGCACGGGCTAATTACCCGTAAAACCTTATTTCCACACAACCATAAATTAATTTGGCCTGAACTGGAATAAGTTGTAGTAGAATTAAGTTATTGAGGACTAGAACACTCGATAAGTAAGGGTTTTAGAGGTGATTTTGTGGGTTTAGGAAATGAGATAAGAGGCATTTCTTAAGCCGTTCTAGCACAAAGCCACCCCTAAAGCCCTTTTTTATTGCCTATTCCCCAGTCGTACTCCAAACGATATTAAGCACCTACATGGGTGGCGTGGAATAGAACATGGGCTGGTTTACACCTGACAGCAAGCCCCGTAGCGTTGAGTGGCGACTACACAAGTTACAAGGACAATGGTGATAGACAACCTTGTATCGAATGAACACTACCTTCGGGAGCATTAGTTCAAGATCAACTTCTTGAATGGATGGGGTGCTATCACCTTTGGGAAAGCTATGTGTAAAAAAACAACACTAGGGGAAACTACCTATAAAATAAGTGTTGCATTGTTAAGGTAACTTAACTAAACTGGTGTTACTCAATAACGAGTGGAAAAGAAAAGAAATAGAAAATGGCTTACATCAACGCACAAGAAACAGCGCAAATTCGCAACGCATTAAAGGCAGCGTTTCCTACAATGAAGTTTTCTGTACGCAAACAGCACAGTATGTCTTTGAATGTAACCGTAGTAAAAGGCAACATTGATCTAGTAGATGGTCAAATCAATCAATACCACTTAGACAGCACCAGCCACCCTGATTTTTGGAAACAAGTGCTATACATTATCAAAAACGGTTCAGATCGCAAATGGTTTGATGAATCAGACAGTCAGTCAGACTATTTCCACACCGCTTTTTACATTCATATGCGTGTAGGTGACTGGAATAAGTCTTATATCAACACTAACCTTAAATTGGCGGCTTAATATGAAAGACTTTTTAGGTGCTTGCTTATTAGGCGCAGTTCTTGGTGGAATGATGGCTTACGGCATACCAGCTAAAGCCCAAACCTATGTGATCCAAAACCCACAGGGCCAAGTTACTGGCTACATTCAACAGAACGGCAATACGGTCAATGCAGTAACCCCGCAAGGCAATGCGGTG